TGAATGGCGTAAAAGAATTGACGAACCGATTGATATTGCTGCTGAGGTATATAAGAACATCCCGGCAGGATCTCCGATATTGGGCCGGGATTCAGACATGCTGGGATTGTACATATCAATAAAGGGAAAACGAGAGGGGCTTGTTGCTCGCATTCTGGAAATAAGCAAAGATATTGACCGGCTTGATTCTCTGTTAGTTGCCACTGGATTAACGGTTAGCAGTAAGAATCTTCAAGAAATACCAAAGTGAGGTTTATATGGCAGATCAAGTAAACAGGGATTATTCAAGCAGAGATAAAAGCGCATCGATTGAAACATTGATGCGTGAGTATTCGCTCGGAGATCCTCGGCCACGTAAGAAGCCAAAGAAAACCAAGAAGCATAAAAAGATCCATCCTCCAAAATGGGCGAAGGACGTATAGATGCAATCAAAAATTATTGAGAGTGGATGTGAAAATGTAGAGTGCAGGAAATGCCCTACATGCATTAAGGATGTAGCCATAGAAATCGATCGCATAAACCAGGCGGAAAGGGACATGTATGCTCGCGAGGATAAAAAGTGGAGGCTGTTACTTGGCCGGGCAATTGACCAGAAAAAGTGATATAATCTGTGAGGGTGCAAGATGAGTTATTTTAAAATTATTTGGGACTTTCATTTGAGCAAGGAAAAGAAGGAGGCGTTATGTCGGAAAAAGCTAAAAGAATCTTCAAAATTATCAAGATTATTGCGGTTGTCGCGTACGCCTGCATAGTTTGTTATTTCTCTATAAAGTTTTACGCAATCTATAGGCACCAGTTAAACCAGCATAATTTTGAGCAACGCATAGGGCGGGTTGTTTGTTGATTGCAATCTTCTGAGGGTATAGTATAATACCCGGTATGAATTTCAACATAAAGGTCAATTGGAGAAACCTAAACGGGGCTATTGCTCTGTATCTTTCTCTTATTGGGGGATTCATAAGCACAAACAATAGCCTTGCTTGTGCTGGGATCTTGTCTGCCGTAGTTCTCTTGCTCGGCGCGGCAATACTGCCGGAAATCAAAGAGATAATCAAAGCATGGAAGGGAATGGCATCATGAGTGATCGAATTGAGGTAGGGCAGCATGTTTTTTATTATGACGTTAAGGACGATCAGATTAGGCAAGGTGATGTCACTGGCTTAAATATCGGCGAGAACGGATATTTGTTGATCACTATTTTAAACCAAAAAGATAAGCAGACCACCGTAGAGAGCGCCCATGTTTTTATAGACAAAGAAAATGCCATGAAGCATAGAAATATCGTTAAGCCATTTATTGATGAGGCAAATAAGGCCAAGGATTTACTTGTGTCAAAGATGGACCAGACGCGTATTATGGTAATTGGTGAGCCAAATTCGTTATTCAAGAGGATTGTTGATAGGTTGCGCAATCCCTTGAAAAGATAGCCTTATGGGACAGCCGACAAAATTCAAAGAAATATATTCTGAGTGGGCTGAGAAAATGAGTAAGCTGGGAGCCACCGATAAGGCGATGGCTGACTTTTTCGGTGTTCCGGAATCCACTTTAAACAACTGGAAAAAGAAATTTCCTGATTTTAAGGAAGCGATTAAAAGAGGCAAGGAATTTGCCGATATGGATGTTGCCGACTCTCTTTACCAAAGAGCCAAGGGATATTCTCATGACGAGGAGCTCTTCTTTCAATACAAGGGCAAGATTATTAGCAAAAAAACCACGAAACATTATCCTCCTGATACTACAGCAGCGCTGCGCTGGCTTGAAAATAGACAACCCGATTATTGGAAAAATAAAACTCATCTTGAAGCGACCGGCGCTGAGGGGAAGGCGCTGGTTCCGTCCGTTGTAGAGATCGTAATTGGGGGGAAGAAAATACATGCCGGAGCAGCCAGCCAGGCCTAAACTAGAATTTCCACGTTTTGAACTTAGGGAATACCAGCAAAGAGTATGGGATAGATGGTTTACTGAGCGAATCAGAAAAGCATCTCTTGAGTGGTCTCGTCGAGACGGGAAGGACCTTCTTTCCCTTGCGATTATGACCGCTGAATCAATTATTGTCCCTGGTAACTATTGGTTTGTTCTTCCGGAGGCGCAACAGGTTCGCGCTGCCATTTGGGAGGGTGTTACAAAAGACGGCAAGCGGTACATAGACTATGTCCCTGAGGAATTTGTATACAAAAAAGACGATCAATCCATGAAAATATATATTCGAGATCCAAATAATATGGATAAATTTGCCAGTATTATTTCTTTTATTGGCGGGGATAGATATGACAAGCGAGTCGGGGCCGGGCTTAAGGGTGTTGTTATTTCCGAGCATTCGCTTCAGAAGCCAAACCTTTTCGACATAGCAGTCGAACCGATGATCAATGAAACCGGAGGATGGGTAATTTTTAATTACACTCCTCGCGGAGAGAATCACGCGACTAAGATGTTTGATTTCTTGGCAAGTAAGCCGGATAAGTATATTGCTTCTCGGGTTACGAATAACGAATCTCATGCGATTAGTGATCAGCAGATCCAGGAAGAACGAGAACGCGGTAAACCCGAGGAGACGATTCAGCAGGAGTATTTTTGCAGTCGAGAAGGATCTATTTTTGGTTCATATTATGGGGCGACACTGAAGCAATACAAGGAAAAGGGACATGTTGGGAAATACCCATATGATGCCGGATACCCAGTGCATACATTGTGGGATCTTGGGATCTCCGATACTATGGCGGTGTGGTTTATTCAGTTTATAGGCAAGGAAATTCATATCATTGATTATTATGAGAATACCAATTACGCCCTTGGCCACTATGCTTCGGTTCTTCTTGGTAAGGGGTATTTATATGCCATGCATCATCTTCCGCATGATGGGAATAAACGTCAGCTCACTCAAGATGAAAAGGCAGTAACGGTAGAAGCCCAATTAAAAAATCTTGGCGTTACTCCAATTAGGATTCATCCTCCGCGCAATGATATTTACGGGACGATTCAGCGTGTTCGGACGATGTTTTCAAGATGTTTTTTTAACGAAGAAACAACGATGGTAGGATATGAGGCGCTCAAGCAATATCGTCGGGAGTGGGACGAGGATCGGCAAATATTCAAAAACACTCCACTGCATGATTGGTGTTCTCATGGGGCTGATGCGTTTTCTATCTTGCCAATGATAGAGGCGCAAGGGACAGCCAGGCCAAGTGGACCCGTATCAAAAAAATGGTCAGGAAAATTTCAAACAAGGAGTAGCTCATGAGAAAAACAGTAGACTTCTGGGTTAATTTAATAGACGAAGAATTGCATTTGACTGACGCGGAACAAGTCAGGAGGGCGTTCTATGCGTTTGCCGAATCTGGCAAATTGCAGTTTTTCACAGAAGACGAGACCGGTGTTTTTGCTTATGTTGTTACTGATGATCTGCGCGGCGGGAAGACTTTGGCTGAATTGATTTTTTATATTTTGCCAAAATATCGTGGAGATATTCGTCTCGTTAAAAAATATATTCAACATGCAGAAATGCTGGCAAAAGAAAATAGTTGCAATTCTATAAAAATTGGTGGTAATATAGGGTTCAAAGATGCAAAATTTTTAGGTTTACTTAAACGATGGGGATATGTTGACGATACGGTAACAAAGGGGATTGTTTAATGGCCGCGATTACATCAGCGATAGCTTCAGCAGTAACAACAGCAGCTTCATGGGCAGTGGCTAACGCCGGAACTATTGCTGCCGTAGGCGGGACGTACGCAAGTGTTAAGCAATCCGAGGCGGCAGGAATAGCCGCAAAAAATCAAAAAGAAGCTATTGAACAACAACAGGACGATCAAAAAAAAGCTATTGCCGCCGCAAATGCAGAGGCATTGAGCAAGCGGAAGACACTCATTGACAGACAGCGTAAGCAGATCCTCGGTGCGGGGGACACGGGTTATTCTATTGGACAGACCGGCGGAGCGGGCGTTACCGGTAGTGGAATGCTCACTGGGGGAATCCTTGGATGAAATATTCATCGACCGAAATCCTTAAAAGATACGACAAGGCCAATTCAATAAAAACATCCTGGGACACAGAATATAGTAAAGTCTTTGAGATGTGCATGCCTGCGCGTGATCAATACCAAAAGGCATCCGGTGCTGGAGAAAATATTAATCCTGAGGCGCAGGATCGACGCAGTAATTTATATAGTTCGGTTGGGGAGCAGGCTGCAAATGAATTTGTAAATGTTTTACAAGAAGTTCTTTGTCCTCCGATGGGGAATTGGATTAGCCTGGAGGCCGGGACTAAATTTGCGGAAGAAACACGTAACGACGTTAATAGAGTATTGCAAACAATCTGTGATGTCGCGAATGAGAATAAAAATAACTCAAGTTATGACACAGCTTTTTCAGAGTTTGGATGTGACTTGTTCGCTGGAACGGCCTGTATGCTTACAAATCCAGGAACAACAAAAAGACCGATTTCGTATAAGGCTATACCGCTTCGGGAATATTGCATAGAAGAAGATGCGAATGGTGAGGTTAGCGCAGTATATCGTGCCTATCCACTTCCTAGGAGACAATTAAAGTATCAATGGCCGACACTGAAAGACAACAAGGAGTTGTCTACTGGCGACCAAGACAAAGATGTTAATTTAATTGAGTGCACATACTATGATCAAGATTTATTTATTTGGCATTATGTTGTTATCGACAAAGATGCGAAATCAGAACTATTTCATAAGGAACAGCAAACTAATCCGTTTACTGTTTTGCGCTGGAATAAATGTCCGGGAGAACCTTATGGCCGGGGACCTGGGTTGACTTCAATTAATGACATCAAGACTCTTAATTTAATCAAGGAATATTCATTAAGAAATTTCGCATATAATATTCCTCCGCTATTGGTCCAGGCGGACGCAATGATTGATGTGGATTCCTTTGACCTTACTCCCTTCAGCTTGAATGTTGTTCCAAATACCGAGACAAGCATTGTTCCTTTGGATATTAAAACAGATCACGATATAGAGGCCTATAAAATCCAGGAATTACAAATGGATATCAAGCGCAATTCATATGCGAGTACGTTGCCAAACGAGGGTAGTCGTGAATTAACTGCTACCGAGGTGAACGCTCGTGATCGAGATCTGCGGAGAGGGCTACTTAGTGTTTTTGGTAGGCTTGTTAATGAATTTCAGCTTCCAATAATTCGTCGGACCCTTGATGTTTTGATTGATACCAAGGCAATTAATGTCCCAAAGGACGATACTGGAAAGTTAAAATTTTCAATTGGAGAAATTGATGGGCTTATTTATAAGGTAAAAATAAATACGCCTATTGGAAGGCTGTTATCCGCAGGAGAGGCGCAGAATATAATCCAGGCAGTGACAATGCTTACGCAATTAGATCCAAGCGGAGAAACGCTTTTTTCTACGCTTAAGGCAAACGATATTGGCCCTCACCTAATGAACCTAATGGGAGTTCCGGGCCGGTTTATTAATACGCCAGAAGAGGTTAAACGGATACAGGATCAACGCGCAAAGGATAGGGCCACGCAACAACAGCAGTTGGTGCAACAAAATGTAGATGCTAGTAATGCAATGGCATCGGGCAAGGCGCTGGCTGATGCTGCTGGTAGGAAATTAGAAAATGGCGTCTAATCCATCAGGCATCCCTTCCAATAATAATCCTTTTTTTGAGAAAAAAATCAACGGAGATGGGCTTAAGGATTGTCATAAATATTTTTTAAAAGTATTTGATAATCCGCAAGGCGAGCAAGTAATTAAATATCTTGAAGAATACTCTAAATTTAATTTTCCTAACTATTTAAACGTCAATGCTACTTTCGCAAAGGCCGGTCAACAGCAACTGGTTGATCATATTAAGGGATTAGTGGCTAAAGCCAAGAAAGGGGGATTGTGATGTATCCAAGCTTAACGGTGGTAATTAATGAAATTCAAAAATCTAAAATGGGCAAAGATATCAAGGTATTTTGTTGCAAGGCCGTGCAGGAATATTTCAAAACGCTTAATTGTGCAGGAGCACTCAAGCGCGTTAAAAATCACGGGAAAGATAAATAAAACCAAGGGGGAAAATGATAATGTCAGAACAAGAAATTATAGCTCCAGTAACTCCGGCGGCACCAGCGCCAGCGGCTCCGGCGGCACCAGCGCCAGCGGCTCCGGCGGCAACGCCTTCGGCGGCACCGGTTAATCTTATTGATCCAGTTACTCCGGCTGACCCAAGTTTAACAAACGTGCCTACGCATCCGGTGGTCCCAAAAGAAGAATATGACCTCGACCCGAGGCTATCTACGGCAGACGGGAAGTTGAATAAAGAAGGAGCGAAGGCATTTTTAGCTGAAGTTAAGGCAGAGAGGGAGAAAAACGAAAAGCGTATTTTAGATTTACGGAGAAAGGTATCTGACGGCCACGCCCCAGAGGACAAAAAAGAATATTTTCAGGATTATGCTCCCAAAGAAGATCGCTATATGAAATTCTTTGATCCGGCAGCTCCAAGTGCAAATGAAATTAACCAAATCAAAGACTCATTGGCTGATGTATATCATGATGCCGGACTGTCCCGCAGACAGGCTGACGACATGACCCATGTGATGCTTAAGGTATTGGAAAATACTGGGGTTATTGATGCTCGAACGAAAGAAGAGAAGTATATTGATCAGCAAAAATGGGTTGAAGATCAGAAGCATTTGCTCGGAAGTAATGCCGATAATATTATTCGTGAAGCTCGTTTGTTTGTAGAGAATGCTCCTATTTTTTCTGCGAAAACAAAGAATAGTTTGCTTGATATGATGAACAAGCTTGGCGCCCCATTCATTGACACGCTTCATCAGCTTAAGGACGCCTATGGCAGCGGAACCGGCGGAGTTCCTGGCGGAAACGTTGGAAGTCTCGGGGGACTCGCAAGCGACGTAGAGCTTAAACAGGAATACATGAAAGAAGGAACTTCGGATCTTCGTAAGCAAGAAATTATTGCCCAAAGAGCCAAGGCCGGACGAACCGGAAGGCTCATGGATGCTCACGTATAAATTGCTTGACATGGATTTACAGATGCTGTAATATGTACCCAATGTTACAGTAAGAGTTTCAATAATCCCAATGCTTGGGCTCCATGGTACGAAATTACCATCCCCTATAAAGGCATAGGCTTCATTAGAGAAATCTAGTTTAGTTTATTAATTTTATAGGAGGATAATACAATGGTAATGCAAGTTTCAAATCAATTTATCGATTCTTTTGACGCAGAGGTTAAACTCGCGTATCAGGCTACGAAATCCCTACGAGATACCGTTCGTGTAAAAACCGGGGTTGTCGGCTCTACCCATAGATTCTCGACTGCTGGCGCTGGTGTTGCTACTCAGCACAACAGAGGCAATGACGTTGTTGCCATGAATGCAGGGCGCGACAAGGTTCCGGTTACTCTTTCCGATTGGGATGCTTTTGATTATGAAGATATCATGGATATCGAAAAAATAAACTTTGACGATAAGAAAATTATCGCACAGTCAACAGCAGCAGCTATGGGCCGCAGAGAGGATCAGCTCATTATTGATGCCCTGGAAGCCGCGATAGTTGCCGGTAATACGGTTGGCGCAGGTACGGCTGCTTTTAGTTTGACTCTGGTTGCAGAAGCCGCTCAATTGTTGGATTCTTTGAGTGTTCCGAGTGAAAACAGAACTCTGATCTATACGGCCAAGCAAAAGCAACAGTTTTTGAGTTCGACTGTTGTTACGTCCTCTGACTATAATTCAGTCAAGGCGTTGGTTGCGGGCGACCTGGATACTTTCTATGGCTTCAAGTTTAAGACCATTGGTGCCAGAACTGAAGGCGGACTACCCCGCGCTCAAGGTGTTGAGCAATATGCTTTTGCCTACCACAAAGATTCTGTTGGGTTGGCGATTGGCAAGGATATGACCTCCATGGTTGACTGGATTGCCGAAAAACTGGCCTGGCAGATTGGGTGCGTTTACTCTGCTGGAGCAGTGGTGATTGATGCAACTGGAATGGTTGCGATCAATACCGATGATAATCCGTAAGAAGCAGTAGTTTAATCTGGGGCCGGGAAACCGGCCCTAAGTTAATTAGGGAGAACGAACATGGCTTATAGTAATGAGAGATTGACGACAATTACCAACAATGTGAAATCAGGGAATGTTCCTACGGTCTATTTCTATTACAATAAAGCCAGCGATACGGTTACGGCTACCGGTTATTTTGATGATAATAGGCTTGCGGTTGGAGACATTATTCAATCATTGAGTGCTGATTATACAGTCCTAACCTTTTATAGGGTTAGTGCAGTGGACTTGGGCGCAGCCACTGTTTTGGCTTTGACTACGGTAACGCCCTAAAAAAAACGAAGGAGAGATAATATGGCTTTTCTAAGACAGAATTTGAGTGTAGTTGTGAATAACGCTAAGAATGGAGCGATTCCGTCGTTGTGGATGTTTTATAACAGCGCAACGGATACGGTTACTGCTGCCGGGTTTTTCACGGATAAGCGGTTAAATGTTGGGGATCAGATTGACGTGTTGACGGCTGATTATACTTCGATAACTCGGTATCGGGTTAGTGCGGTCAGCGCGAAAGGCGCGGCGACTGTTGTGGCTTCGGCCACCGGGTCATACAATCCGGGTGGGGTGCAGATTCTCACAGGTGCCGGAGCAGCAAATGTTACTGATGAGATCACTCTGCTGGTTACTACCGGATCAAACGCGATAACCCTTGCTGACGGAACTGAGGGCCAGCGTAAGATAGTAAAAGTCAAAACAGACGGCGGGTCTGCTGCTTTTGCTCCGGCCAGTCTTGCCGACGGGACCACGATAACAATGGCCGAGGCGCTGGATACGGTCGAGCTTGTTTTTGCCGACGGCGCATGGCAAATCATATCGAATATCGGGTGTACTGTAGCTTAATCAAATAAAGAAAGGGAGATGAGTGTATGGCTTTTACTAGGGAAAATCTGACAATAGTTACGAATAACATGAAGGCCGGATCGATTCCTTCTTTGTGGGTTTACTACAATGAGGCAACTGATTGTGTTACTACCGCAAATTACTTCCAGGAAGCGCGACTTGCGGTGGGCGATATAATTATGGTTTATGAGCTTTCGGCAACGAGTCGAAGGGCGTATCGTGTGAGCGCAAAATCCACGGATGGTTTTACAGCCACGGTGATCATGCTTGCGGCCCAAGTGAAAATGAACGATACGGTAGAGACGCTGACGGCTGCTACTGCTCTTTACGATGAAATAAGTCTTGCAACGGCGATCACCTTGCTGGTAACGAAGAATGCCGATATAGGGGCTACGTTCACCGCAGACGCTGATGCGCAGAACTATATTACTCTTGCCCAAAACGTTTATGATGGACTGCCGCTGGTATTGACTACGACAACCACGCTTCCGGCCGGTCTAGAACTGGCAACACCGTATTATCCCGTGAATTCACATGATAATATGTGCCAACTGTCGCTGGCCCGGGGCGGTGCGGCGGTAGCCATAACAGACGCCGGGACCGGCGTGCATACGGCTACGGTTCAGAAAAACTTTTTTATCTTGAAAGATGGCTATGAGGGCCAGAGAAAGATAATTAAGGTTAAGACCGATGGCGGAATTGATGCGGTAATTCTTCCGGACAACCTGAAGGACGGGACGATTATTACGGCTGGTGATGCCTTAGATGCGATGGAGTTATTGTTTGCCGATGGCGAATGGCAACTCATTAAAAACGTAGGCGTTGCGGCCTCTTAAGGATTTTTTTGGAGGGGGGCAATAGCCCCTCTCTCCCCCGTTAAAGGAGAGAGTAGTGGCAGCAAAGACAAGCTATTTTGATGTTCCAAATAGCTTTGATTACAGCGAAGCTACGATGATGAAAAGTTATATCAAGAATGCGACGACTGACATTGACACTACGGCTAAAAGGGTAATAGAGGACAGGACGCATAGAGAAATAAACCCTTTGGTTAAGCCTTTAACGGACAGGCTAGATGCAGGAACGTTTAGGGCAATCGGCGCATTAGGTGTCGCTACAATGTTATTGAAATGGTCTGGGGACAAGCCGGATGATCGAAAAAAAGAGATGCTGGCCGCTCAATTGATAGAGGCATATGCGAATCATCATAACGGTGATGATTGGAGTCTGGAATATGGATTTAATTTTTAGTGGAGGGTGTCCATGGCGACGATCTCACAAATAAAAAACCTGGCATTGTTCACCCTTGGCTTTACCGACGAAGTAGATTTTACAATTACCACAGACCCCTTGGTTTTAAAAGTTAATCGTCCTTATGAAATCAGCAAAAATTTTGTTCTATCCGGATATAACTGGCGATTTGCGCAAAAGCGGGCCGAGCTTACAACACGAATTGAAGAAACCAGTGTTTTTACTGCGGCGGTATCAGATGTATTGACTTTTGGGTTTACCGTGAGCGATGGGCTTCGAGTCGAACTTGCTTCTTCCGATACCCTTCCGGCTGGGTTGGCAGCAGACACTGTTTATTATACGGTTAATTCGAGCGGCGCTACGGCTAAATTATCTTTAACGGCTGGCGGCGCAGCGGTAGATGTAACTGATGTTGGAACAGGGACTCATACCGCTACATTTCTTGATGTGGCAATTTCTCCATACAAATATTTATATCCGGCACCGAGCGATACCCTGGTATTAATAAATTCATATACAGACCGTCAGAATAATTCCTTTGTCCCTTTATTTGAGTATGATAACTTAGGGTTACATACCAATAGTACGAGTAGCAATAAGTCAGTATGGATAGTCTATACGGCGGATATCAATGAAGAAGAGTTTCCTGTCTATTTTGTGGACTATTTTAAATACAAGCTGGCCCTGGATTTATGTTTTAATTTGACTGGCGATACTGATCTTCTAAAAGTATTGTTTGCTCAAGAAAAGGCCATGTTGATCACGTCCAGAAATATTGATGCAAAACAGGTTCGGGTCAAAAGAATCCAGTCGTCTCCATTTATTGCCGTAAGGAGATAATGTGAAGTCGAAACAGAAAAAATTCAAATTCAGCAAGGGTGAAATAAACTCAAAGCTATTGGAAAGACAGGACTTGGCGTTGCTGGAATCTTCTGCAAGTTATATAAAAAACATGATAAGCACTCCATTCGGATCTATACGAACAAGGGACGGGACTCTAAGTATTGATAAGCCCTCTGAAAATTTAATTGCATTGGATGCTCCTATTGTAACCAGTTTTGCGGATGGGTTTGTGGCGCTTAATCAAACGGAACGGGCTTGGGAGGGAATGACTACTGATATTGATGGTGACGTCTATGCCTCTGTTAGGAATGGCGATATCTATAAGCAGGATCTGGGCGCTGGAAATTTTATTGCAACTGGACAATTTCCTCACCAATGGAGAGGCATGGCTACCGGGTTGACCGGGAATATTTATTGTTGTGCATATGGGGATGAAATTTTTAAACAAACCGCAGGTTCTGGATATTTTGCAACCTTTGGTCAAACAGCTCGAACGTGGACTGGAATGACTACGAATTTGGCTGGGGATGTTTATGCTTGCGTTGAAAATGGCGGTATTTACAAACAAACTGCTGGTGCTGGAGATTTTGTGACGCTAAGTCAAACGACAAGATTTTGGAATTGTATGACCACAAGCCCCGCGGGCCATGTTTATGCTGGCGTTATTTCAGGCGATATTTACAAGCAAACTTCAGGTGCTGGAAACTTTGTAGCACTAAATCAAACCTCAAGATATTGGGGTGGGATGGCCGCAACGCCTAACGGAGATCTCTATGCCTGTGTTCTTGCGGGGGATATTTATAAACAAACAGCTGAGGCTGGAGATTTTATGGCATTAAGCCAAGGGGTTAAACTTTGGAACGGAATGACGACAAACCTGCTTGGCGATGTTTATGCTACAGAGAGCGGCGGTGATATTTATCAGAGACAATATCCAGCAAAGGCGTATGATTTAACTAATTATTATGAGAGCTCAAACATAATTGGTCTTACGGATTTAATAAAATATGATTTTGGCAGCAGTCAATTAATTGATGTTATTTCCACTTCTAACATTTCTTTGCCGGGAATTGCGGCCGGTGTTTTGGTAGACATTGTATTAAAGGGAAGTACTGATAATGTGAATTGGACCGTACTGGACACTCTTTCCGTAAAGAATAGCCCCAAGAGCTTTATTACGTTGGTCGGGGACAGCTATCGTTATCTTAAATTAGAGTACGCTGGCGGCACTGATAGTACGCTTAAGTTATTGTTCTTACGTGCTTATTCGGGAACGATAACGGACATTGAAACAAAACTTGCAAAATTTGTTTTTAACAACGATCAAAAATATCTACTCGTATTACGTAATGAGCAAATTAAAATTTACGAAAATGATGTCTTGGTAGACACGGTTACTGCGACGGGGCTGCTGGCGAGTTATTTTGATATGTTGAAAATGACGCAAGCAGAGGACACGATGGTCTTTACGCATATTGATATGCGTACGAAACAATTGCAGCGGACTTTTCGTAGTCAGGCATATACTAATGATCCAGCGTCTGGGTCGAATATTACGCTGAATGTTGCGTCCACAACTGGATTCGCTGCGGGCAACGTAGTAAGGGTATCGTCTTCCGCCGGGCAAGAATTAGCCACAATAACAGATGTAGTGCCGAATACGAGTATTACGGTTGATGCGCTTGCCCTAAATCATACGACGGTTAGTCCATTAATTACGTCTACCAGCACAATAGTTTGGGTGTTTAGCGACTATCCCTGGACAAAGATTCCATATGTATTATTTGGTTCCGAAGTTACCACAAGTCCAGCACAATCATTGACTCCTTCGGCAGCCGAAGGGTCGGTTAAGCTTACTGCTGGCGGGTCTGTCTTTACTGCGGACAGCGTTGGCCAGATTATTGATGGCGGCGGCGGAAGAGTAAGGATAACCGAATATGAGTCTGCGACAGTGGTTTGGGGATATACAATAATCCCATTTTATTCAACGGCAGCAATCGCCTCCACCACCTGGAAGTATATTACTGGATATGAAGTGGCCTGGAGCGCAACGCGAGGATATCCCGCAACGTGTTTATTTTATCAGCAAAGACTATGGTTTTTAGGGTCTAAGAGTAAGCCAAATTCTTTTTGGGCTTCCAGGGTTGGTCAGTATGCCAGTTTTGAAAACATTGCTAATTACGATAACGATAGTATTGCGGCTACGATTTCTTCTGATCAAGTTGACCAAATTTTTAATGCATATGCTAATCGCGGAATACAGTTATTCACCGCCGGGGCTGAGTGGGTTATTCCGGAAGGGTCAACCACGCCGGACTCGATCTCTACTACAAAAAATACATCAAACGGATCACTTGCGTCGGTTCTCCCCGTAGATATATCCGGAACTACGTTATTTATTGAAAAGAACGGGAAGAGTTTGTTGAGTTTCGTATACACTGACGCGCAGGCTGCCTACTCAACAGAGTCCCTGAGTTTATTAACAGATTTAATTAATAACCCAGTTGGGCTGGCCGTTGACTATAACTCCAGTCAAGACGTAGGGAACTTTTTATATATGGTGATGGCCGACGGGACCATGGCGGTATGGTGTATTATGTTAAGCCAGGAAATTGTTTCTCCTGTCCGATTTATTACCGACGGAGAGATAAAGGACGTTGTGAATGTTGGCGGAGATACGTATCTTTTGGTCTCCAGAGATTATTCGGTTTTTCTGGAGAAAATCGCTGATGTTAAAACTGACAATACCATTATTGATGTTACGCGCAGCGCTACTATCTCGGGGTTGGGGGACTATATTACTGTTAGGGCGTATACAGAAAACAAAGACTATGGTGTTTTTACAGTTGTTGATGGTGAGATTACCTTACCTGAGACGCCAATAGAGGACGTTTATGTAGGACTTGATTTTGATTATGAGTTAATAAGCAATAAGATAGCAATCAATGGCCAAACAGAAAATATTGAAAAACGGATATCCCGGGCAACGGTAGCCACAAAAGATACGGATAGCCTTACCTTTTGCGGCCAAACATTAGTGCGCACAAATGATGTCTATGATTTTTATGGGGTAACTGGTTTTGGCAAAGACTGTCGATTTACGGTAACTGGAACTTTTGACTATGTGGAAATATTGAGTATACTTTTGAATATAAATTATGGAGCAAAATAATGGCAGAAAATAATCAATTTATGGATAATATGCCGAGCCTCCTGTCGGGAGTTGCCTATGGCTATCAGGCAATCAAAGAATGGAACGCTCCGGACATAGATTATGATATTCTTAATTTAAAGGCAGAGGATAGAGAGATCCGGGCTCAAGAACTCAAAATGCAAGTAGAGCAGGATGCCAATTCTCT